GCTCGCCGGCGAGCCACGCCAAGACGCGACCCTCAATGTTCGACAAGTCGGAGATCACCAGCTTCTTGCCCGGCTCGGCAATGAGGCAGCCGCGCACGGCGCCCGTGCAGAGTTCCGACACGTTGTCGATCAGCAGGTCTTCGCAGTCCAGTTTCATGGCCGCGATGCCGCTCTCGATGTAATCTGGCTTGAGGAACGTGCGGGGCAGGTTCTGCGGCTGGAACAGGCGACCGGCGTCGCGCCCGGTGCGCGACGCGCCGCAGAACTGGATGATGCCGCGCAGGCGACCGTCGCTGCTGGCGGCGTTGATGATGACGCCGTACTTCGCCGGCGACGTAGCCGCTGCCTGCTGCCTAATCTCCAGCAGCTCGCGCGCCTCGGGGTGCAGGTCTTTGCGTTGCAGCACGCCGGCGACGGTAGCCTTGGTCAGGTCGGCGATGTCGAGGTGCAGCACGTCGCGCAGATACTCAAGCAACTTGGCGCGCTGTGTCAGGCTGCCGACAGCGCCGTTCGTCAGACGTCCGCTGCGAACTGCCAGAGATCGCGAAGTTCGCTCGAAAGCTCTAAGTGCAGCTCGGGCGAGGTCGATGTCAACGGCGATACCACCGTCGTTAGCCCTTTGGTCGAGGCGCCAGAACTTGCGCTCAGCCAGACTGTTATTCCAACGTGGGAGGCGTCGGCGTACGTCTCGCATCGCGTCCACGTCGAGCCGGGCGTACTCGACGAAGGCTCCCCACTCGGCGGGATGTGTGTCACGATCGGCCCTCCTCAACTTGATGTTCTTTGCGCGCGGTTTGCAGAACAACTGTATCAGCTTCCTGCCCGCCTTGTCTTTAGCGATGTCGGCAGGCACGCCAAGCACGTCGCACAGGGCGCCCAGCGACGCTGGCAGGCTGTGCTGGAGGGCGAGGACCATCGTGTCCTCTATCTTCTCCACGGGGATCGTGACGCCGCAGTGGCGCAGCACCGTGCGGTCGAAGTGGCTGTTGTGGATGACGATGGTGTCGGCGTCGTTGATCAGGCGCTGCAAGTCCGATCGCCAGTCTGGCTGGTCCTGCGTGTCCCACACGTCCACGGGCGCGTCGTCGACGGCGACGGCCACCAACAGCACCTCGGCCTTCTCGGCGTAGGCGTGCGTGCCGTACGTTATCGGCACCTCGGAGAATGTCTCAAGGTCGAGGTATAAGGTTGTCATCTGAGTTGTCCCACTCTGATCGGGAGAGCCGCGCCGCAAGTTATCAGCAACAGGCGGGGACACGCCCGGCGGCGCGGCTCACCAGATCAGAGTGGCAGCAGCCGGGCTTCCTCCCGGCCACCACCACTCCGTCTATAGCGTTAAAGTAAATCGAGGCCAATAGCCTTGGCGTACGTCTCAAGCAGCGCCTGCTGCTCCGCACGCGCGTCGGGGTCGAGTTTGCGCAGGGCGATGAGCCTGCGCATCGTCTTGGTGTCCCAGCCGTTGCCCTTGGCCTCGGCGTAGACGTCACGGATGTCGTCGGAGATGCCCTTCTTCTCCTCCTCGAGACGCTCGATGCGCTCGAGGAAGAGGCGAAGATCTTCCGCCGCTCGGTTGTGGTCGGCGTCGATCATCAGAACAGGTCTGACACGTCGATGGGTGCCTTGGTCAGGCCGGCGAAGTCGTCCGCCGTGGCCATCGCAGAGCCGCCGCCGAATGCCTCACCGTCGGCCGCAAACATCACGCCGAGGATGGCGCAGGAGATGCGGTTGCCGTCGTCGCGCAGGAGCGGGTACAGCTCCACCTTCACGTGCGCGTAGCAGCCACTGTACAGCTTGCGGCTGATCTCGGACCACGACAACTGGCGACCGAACTCGTCGTAGCACGCCGGCGGCTTGTCGCCCGGCGAGCTGGCACCGAGGGAGTACATGCCCTCGAAGCCCTTGTAGATGTCGCCCTTCAAGTTGCGGTAGTCCTTCTTCAGGTAAGCAACGCGACCCTTGTCGTACAGCATGTCGAGGACGGCACCGGCCTTGTCCTTCCACTGCGTCGTGGCGACTTCGGTGATGGCCTCGTTGATGGCCTTGGCGTCCGCGTCAGTCGGCGGAACGATGATGCGGATGCCGTACACGGGCTTGCCGCCGTTGATCGAGCGCGGCTCGGCGAGGTCGACGAAGCCCAGACGCTTGTTCTTGAGCATCAGGGTGACGGCGCGGCGAGTTTCAGTTGTCATTTCTCAGATCTCCAGTTGTCAGTTGAGAAGGGCGCGGAACTCGTCCGCGACCGACGCGATGGCCAGTGCTGGCCGTTTATCCGTGGCGGGTGCCACAGATGGCTTGCCCTCGCCGCGCTGGATCAGGTCTTGGACCCGTGCCCACCGCTTCGGGGTATCTTTGAGGAGCTTCTCGGCTGCCGTCGGGCTGATCAGCACCCGCTCGTACATGTCGTCGTCGCGCAGGCGGAACGACTTCTTCATGATCTGCTCGGCTTCCGCCGCGTCTGCCCACGCGCGGTTGCCCTTGCGCCCGGCGACCAGCTTGTAGCCCTCGACGGCAGTGCCTGCAAGCAGGCGACGCTCGACCTCGGCGCGAATGCCCTTGCACCACTGCTCGACCAACTCGACACGCGACATCGCCGTCGACAGCCCGTCCTCGGCCAGCGCCGGCAGGAACTCGGCAAAGTCGGCGACAGTCGCCACGCCGGCAGTGGCCAGCGAGACGCTGTCGTTCAGCGCCGGGCACGTCGCCTTGGCCTTGCAGAAGCGGCACTGCTTCTCACCAGCCTCGAGGCGGGGTGCCTCGTGGCCCAGTACCTCGACGGCAGACAGACGGGCGTCCTCGCCGAAGGCGCGCAGCACCTCGACAGGTACCGTCCACTCGCTGACGTGGTTCAGGCGCGGCTGGTGGATCACCATCGTGACCACCGCAAAGTCGGACAGGATGCCAAAGTCATTCAGCGCGCCGAGGGCATATAGCTGAAGCTGCTCGTTCTCGGTGGCGTCGACCTTGACGCCCATGCCGTACTTCAGGTCGACCACGATCAGCTCGTCGCCCTTGATGATGATCGCGTCGGACGTGCCGAAGCTGTCCGGGACATCGATCACCGGGCTGAAGTCCACGCGCTTTTCGACGAGCAGCATGCCGCCCTCGGCGTATTCACGCACCAGCTTGGCGTAGTCGATCACAAATGCCGCCATCTCCTTAGTGACGGTGAACTTGAACCCGTCCACGTCGTGAACCTCGCCGATGCGGTGATACGGGTGCAGGCCGCTTCCGTCGAGATGTTCGCTGGCCAGCGTGTGCGCCAGCGTGCCCTCCGCCGAAAAGCGGTTGCTGTTGTCCGGGAAGGGCGCCTCGAGGGCGACGCTGCCGGGGCAACGCATCCAGCGGTGCGCCCCCGACGGCGACAGTCTTGCGTGGGCGCTCATGCGTTGATCACCGCGTCGAGGAGGGCCACCAGCTCGGCGTGGTGCTCCGGTGGGACGTGTGATGCGCGCTCGACACCGAACTGTGACAACAGCTCAAGCATGGCGTCACGGCCGCGCAGGGCCACGTAGGCAAGGACGCGGGGCGCGATGTCGATGACAGGGTCGTACACGACGGCGGCGGTGGCGACAGGCTCCGCCACAAGTGCGACAGGTTCCGCAACAGGCTCTGGTGCCGGATCGAGGGCCGGCTCAACGGTGAGCGTGAACGGCGGCGCCTCGTGCAGCACGGCGGCCTTTTTCGGCGCCGCGCTGGCGTGATGCACGAACACGGGTACGGTCGTCTGCAACTGCGCGGACAGCGCCAGTACGCGGCCGGCGAGTTCGGTGAGGCTGTCTGCTGTGATTTCGATGCGGTAGGTCATGCGTCGTCTCCATATTCGGGGGTGTTGCTGCGTGCCTCTTCGAGGCGCTCTGCCAGCGCGATCGCCAGCTCGCTGTCGTTCCACGCGAGTTCCATAAGCTCGCGATCAGTCAGGGTGCGCAGGTAACTGCGGTCATTCATCATCATCGTCGTCCTCCTCCTCCTCTTCATCTTCATCGTCCGTTTCTGGCTCGTCAGACAGGGCCTCCCACTTGGCCTCGCGCTCGGCAATGATGCGATCGCGTTCGGCCTGTGGCAGGGCGTTCCATGCGGCGTCCTCAACGGCAATCAGCTTGCGCTCTGCCGCAACGCGGCGCTCTTCTTCCTCGCGGAACAGTTCCCAGATGTCAGTCATGTCAAAAGTTCCACGGGGTTGCGTTGTACTGTGCGGCCACGGCACGCGCGGCGCGCTTCCCGTCGACCTGATGCTCGGCGAGCTGGACGCGGCGGCCTGCGTCGATGATCTCGATGCAGACGACCGCGCGGCCCTTGCCGAGCGTGTAATAGTTTGCGGCTTTCGTCATTTCGGGTGTCCCTCCCTGTTGCTGATGTGTGTGGCGGGCGTTTACAGAAACGCGCCGCGCATTTCGCTGTCGCCGTGCCAAGGCCGCTTAACCTCGAGCATCCGGTTACCGACCGGTATGAGGGCGGAGATCCGATTTGGCGAAAGAAAATACATGGCGAGCGCGTCGGCGCAAAGACCGGTCAAGGTTTGCACTTCGGTCTGCGGAATAGAGTAGGTCATGGTGGTGTCCTCGATGTGGGCCGAAGCCCCGTTGCTGATGACCCTATGTAAGCAATCGCTTTCCGCCTGTCAACAGCCTACATGCAAATAATTACACGGCCTCTCTCGATGCTGATCGGTGCCTCTTTACGCTTGGCGAGTGAGATAATCGCGCGCTGCACGGACTGGCGGCGGATGTCGCGCTTGCCTGCCTCCGGCACTGCCAGAGCGGCGACGCACTGGTCCGTGAGGATGCCCAGCGCCACGTCCGGCGCCGTGCGGTGGTGTAGCTCGATCATCTCGAGGACGTGACGCTCGGTGTTGCCGTAGCGCACGACTTCCTTGCGATCGCCAGTAGCGGCCGCTTGCGGCAGGTCAGCCTCCACGGCCACGCAGGACGTGATGGTGTCGCCGTCGCTGTCGACGCCGACCTCGATGACCTCGAGCTTGAAGCCCCAGCGCAAACCGTCCTCGCCGTCTTTCATTTTGTCAAGACGTAACTCGCGGCTGCCGTTCTCGTGGCGCGTGACCTCCATCTGGCCGTCCATGGCGGCGCGGAACCCCGACCAGCCGCGTGCGCCCTTCGACGGATCTTTGCCGGCGTGGTGCACGGCCACGACCAGCGCGTCGATCGCCTCGGCAATCAGGCGCATGCTGGCCAGCACCCGGCCCATGTCCTCGGACGTGTTTTCGTTTGCGCCGGGTGAGACCTGCGCGACCGTGTCGACAAACACGGCGACGACGTCGCCCAGCGCCTTGATCTCGGCGATCACCTCGGCGACGTCCATCTCCTCGAGGAAGTTCGGCGCTGCCGTGATGACGTGGACGTCGGCGTCGCGCAGGTCGATGCCGTGGTGGCGTGCGTAGGCCTCGCCGCGCTTGCCGATGCCAGTGCCGCCCTCTGCGGCGATGATCACGACGCGGCCGCGCTTGACGCGGTTGTCGCGCCACGACCGGCCCATGGCGATGCTGAATGCCAGATCAAGGGCCACGAATGTCTTGCCGCTCCCGCTGGCGCCGTAGATCGAGTAGAGCTGCCCGGCGGGCAACACGTTCTTGACGAGCCACTCGCCCGGGGCCAGTTGCGACAGGTCAAAGATCGGCACGGGGCCAAAGCGGCCGGCGGACTTGGCCGGGCGATCTGCGATCAGTCGCTCAACCTGCGCCTCTACACGCGCCACGGACATAACCGGCCGCATATCGTTGTACATCTTGATGACCGACGCCATCGTCGTCTGGCGGCGGCCGGGTGCCTGCCGACGCGTGAAACTGTCCCACTGCGTGCGCAGAGCCTCCGTGCTGGGGTAGGTGCCACCGCCGGCCGACCAGTCGTCCCATATGTCGAAGCCAGTGTCGTCGCCGCCACTCTCGTGGTGCAGGGCCATGCCGACGCGTATCCACTCGTCGCGACCCATGTCCGGGTCGAGGGCGTTGACCAGCTCGGTCATGCGCTCGACGGTGAGATTGAGGCGCGGCTCTCTGCCGATCGTGAAGTCGTCGTCGAGGACGGCGGGCGCCGTGCTGGCGCTGAAACGCTTGGCACACAGTGGCGCGACCTTGGCGTCGAGGTCGCTTATCGTGTCGTGCAGGCCCGTGACGTCGACCTCGAACAGGGTGTTGCCGGTGAATGTCAAGAAACCTGTGTCGCTAAAAGTTTCGAAACCGAACTCGTTGCCGCGCGACTGCGACTTGCGATCTCCGTAGTTGCCGCGCACGAATGCGTGGATGCCCTTGCCACTCGGGCTGTATTCCGAATACGTGTAGTGCGCGATGGCCGCGACCTCGGGCGGCAGTTCCCCGCCCGGGCCGACGCAGTTGTCGAAGTCGAGGACGGAGAAGCCCCACTCGGGCATCATCGCCAGCCCGACACCGTTCATGCCGCGACGCGCGGCGGCTGCCTTGGCTGCGGCAAACGTCGTCAGCTTGGCGCGATCCTCGGGTGACCCCTGACGGCCGTGGCGGCGCCCGCCGTCGACGTAGTACGGCACCTTGAGCGGCTTGTCCGCGCCGTCCGGTATCTCCAGACGATACAGCAGCCAGCCTTGCAGCAGGCGCAGTTCTGCTGGAGCCTCGATTGCCGAGTGCTGCGGCGTGATGGGTTGTATCTGTGGCACGGGATGTCCCTCCCTAAATCAGTGTCAGCAGATCGTCGATCAACTGGATACGCTCGCCGATCCAGCGCATCACAGGCACGGCCATGCTGTTGCCCAGCGCCTTGTAACGCGGCCCGTCCGGGCACTCGCCTGCGGGTTTCTTCCGCCACGGGATGTCCGTGAAGTTGTCGGGGAAGCCCTGAAGCCGTTCACACTCCACGGGGGTCAGGCGGCGGACGGCGTAACTCGCCACAAAGCTGCGGCTTGAGCCACCTGACGCGGCGCGGATGTTGGCAGTGTCGTGCGGCCCCTCGAACTGCGCGCCACCTTCGCGGCCTCGCATGTCGTAAGCTACCGCAACGGCGTGGCTGTGGCCTTTGGTCAGTGTGAAACTGGGGTCAATTTCCGCGCCGAAACCCTTCCCGCCACTGTTGTGCCCCTCAGTCATGTTCTGGGTGTCGATAGGATACGTCACCTTCTGCGCGATTAATCCCTTCTCATCCCGATAGCCGCTGTGCGCGTCACCGTTGCTGGTCAAAGTATCAGCAACAACGTGGCCGCTCTCTACAGCAGGTCGCTCCCGTCCAACGGCAACAAGTGCCTCGCAACCGGGTCCAAGGTCGGCACCGGTGCGGAGGATGGGGCTACTGACGTTGCTGGTGCTGTAGCTGCCGATCCCGCCACACTCATAAGTGCCGCCTGAAGTGCCTCCGGCAGCGTCTTGCCGCGCTTCTCGGCGCGGCGCAGGATGCCCTGACAGGCTGTGGCGCTCAAAAAGAACCGCTGCGGCAGGTCGCCAGTCTCCAAGATATCCGACAACAAACACACGGCGGCGGCGCTGTGGAACTCCGAAGTGCTGAGCGTCAAGCACTCGGTACGCGAGACCATACCCGAGGTCTTCCAGCGCCCCGAGGATGGAACCAAAGTCCCGTCCTCCGCCCGATGACAGGACACCGGGGACATTTTCCCAGACAATCCAGCGAGGTTGCTCGCGTTGAGCAAGTCGGCAAAACTCGAGCGCGAGGTTGCCACGGTCGTCGTCCAGACCGCCTCGCAAGCCGGCAACGCTGAACGACTGGCAGGGAGTGCCGCCGACGAGGAGGTCGATGCGTCCATACTGGTGTTGTCCTATCGTGGTGAAATCGCCGTGCAACGGCACGTCCGGGTAGTGGTGCTTCAGGACGGCGCTGGGGAATGCTTCGATTTCGGAAAAGAATGCAGGCTCCCAGCCAAGCGGGTGCCATGCGGCGGTTGCGGCTTCGATGCCGCTGCAGACGCTGCCGTACCTCACTGTGCTGCGGCTTGGATGATCGCGCGCAGTTCCGGCTTCATCAACTCGACGCGCGGCACGGCGTACAGGTCTTCGATCTCGAGGGCGCGTGCCGGCGGAACCCAGCCACGGCTGACCCACTGGCACACGGCCTGCACTGTCACGCCCAGCGTCTTGGCGAAGGCGGCGCGGCTCCCGGCACGCTCGATGGCGCGTTCGATGGCATTCATGCTGTCGTCCTCTGTGTTGTGCTGATGGGCGGCACCGTAGAGGGTGCCGCCGGTGTGCGCAAGCCCCTGCTTAACGTGTGTCAATCCCGGCAGGCTGGCTGACGCTGTTCCACGCCAGCATGCGCTCGCGCCAGCCTGTCAACCACCCTTTGACATAGTCGGGGCTGCTGTTGGCGTTGTTGCGCCCGGCGAGGGCGTCTTGGTAGCCTTGGCTGACAGTCATCATGGGGTCTCCGTCACGGTGGTGAAACGGCTGATCGGTATATGCACCATGCGCCCGACATCAAAGCTGTCGCCTCGGTCATAGCGACCCCCGATAGCCACCGTGTGCTCGACAGGCACCTGCACGGTGCCCAGTTGATCCGTCCACTGCACCGCCAGCAGAACGTCGGCGCCCTGCGCGTGAACGGCGCAAAGGTCATTGTATTTCCGCTCACTCAGCATGTAGGTGGGGTATTTCTCGCGCGTGTTGCGACGCACCTTGATCTCGACGACGTAGGGGCGCGGCTGGCGGCGGAACACGGCGTCGTATGGCGCGAACGGATCCTTGGGCGCGGTGGCCGTCAGGCCGAAGGCACGCTCCAGCTTGGCGATTACGCCTGCCTGATTGCTGCGATCCGCATCGCTCTCGTAGACGGGTCTGATCATGCCTCGATCCCCCGTGCCCGGCAGCTCTGCGCCAGATGGTGCGGCGCCATTCCGCGCGCACCGCACACGCTCTCGTACTCTCGGCACATGCGCTGCACCTCGCTCTCGGCGGCCCTGAACGCGCGCTTGGCGGCGTCCATGGCGGCCAGAGCGGCCGCGCTGCGGTGTAGTATCTCAACGTCGCGTGTCATGCTGTGATCTCCCTGCGGTATGGCAACGGGGCCAACCCCCGTGCCGCCAGCCCCTTCACGATGGCCTTCTCTAGGTCGCGCGTGGCGCGCCTGACGCCCTCGTCGGACATACTGCCGCCCGCTCCGAACACGCCGATAGAGATGGCCGCGTTGCTCTGTATCTCGCGCTTCACGACGACGTCTGCCGGGCGCAGGTGGGGGTCGACGAGGAAGCTGTCTCGGCGGTCACGGACCCAGTCGCGTACGGTGAACATCGAGATGCCGTTTTCCACGGCGAGCTGACGCATCGTCTGCTTCCCGGTGAGGTATGCGTCAGCCACCCAAATGCGGTGAGACTGTTGCGCCTCGCCCTTGGCGGTACGGCTCTGCATGCGGCGCCCGTGCTTGAGAGCGGCGGGCTTCTCGGCACCGATCACGATGTCTTTGACTTTCGCCTTGCGGCGTTTCGCTTTCCCCGGTGATACAGGAACTCGATCGTCTGTTGCGTCTCCTCGAGGCGCTTCAGCTCTCGCTGCTCGCCGGGGGTCATATATGTCTGCGCTTTGATCTGTCGCAATCGCAGGATGCGAGGCAGCCCCGGCGTCCTGAATAGCGGGTCGATCTCGTAGTCCATGATGCGTTTTGCCATGTGAATTACTCATTGGGGGTTTCCTTCTCTTGCGCTGCGAGGTGTTCGCCAGTTTCGTAGCGGGCCGCTAAGGCGCTCGGTAGCCCGGTGCTATAAAGCGCACTCATCGCCCGCAAGTCCGCCACAATCGCAACCGTTGCCCGGCGCTCGCCTTCCGCCCTCAGCATATCACGCGCCGCTACCTCCAATCTCTCAAGGTCAGTCATTGGTCGGTCTCCTATCTGTACGGGATGGCGGATAGCCACGGTGCCAGCGCAACGATGATAGCCAGCACGATGACTACGACAGACTGGCGCAAGGTGAGGTGACGCTTGCCGGGGCGCTCGGGGTCTACCATGTCAGCATCCAACCGGCGATCATCGTGGCGGTCAGCAGGAGCCACGCGCAGGCCATCATGCCGGCCAGCCGCTGTGCTATGCGTTGCCGGCGCTGCTGGCGCACCAGCAGCTCTGTGAGGGTGTGGTGGGTCATGCTGCGACCTCCTCGGCGGCTATGCGGGCCTCGCAGCGGGCGAGGCGAGCCTCGGCCTCTGCGAGGGTCTTGCGGCGCGCCGCGAGCTTGCTGGTGTTCCAGCGGTCGGGTGCAGCCTCCACCTCGGCGGTCAAGCGAGCCACTTTCTGCTGGAGCTGCAAGATGTCGTCGTGGATGTTCTGGCGGTCGCGCTTGGCCGGGGTCATGCCGGGGCCGAATGGCTTCTGGTAGGTGAGGGTCATGCTGCGTCTCCCTTGTTGCGGTTGATGGCGACTGCCTCGGCGTAAATCTGCTCGCGGAGCGTGTTCAGCGTCAAGAGGCGGTCGAAGTGCTCGCGCCGGTCTGCGTCGCAGCGGTCGGCGTTGCCGGGATAGTCGCGGCCGTTTGGCGTGACCTGCTTGAGGATGCTGATGACGTTCGTCAGGGCGTCGAAGGCGGCGCGGCGCGGGTCGATGAGGTCGGCGGCGCTGGTGCCGTTGATGTTGAGGGTGGGGGCGATCGTCATGGTGTTGGTGTCCCTTTGTTGCTGATGACCCTTTGTAAGCGGGTGCTTGATAGGTGTCAACAGCGCCGGGAACTATTATTTTTGATAGTAATCGCGGTAGAGGTGGAGGCGTTGCGCTTGTCCTCTCATGATGCGGAGACCCTTCGCCTCGATCTGCCGAATGCGCTCCCTGTTTACGCCCATCTCTCCGCCGACCTCCTCGAGCGTGGCGCCCTCCATGCGCGCCGTGATCACGCGACGGTAGCGGTCCGGCAGCGCATCCATGAGGCGAGCCACCGTGTCCTTGTGTTCGAGCTGTGTGGCGACGTCGGGGCCGCACAGACTGTTCATCTGCGCCTCGGTCAGGTCGGCCTCAAAGTTGTTCTGCTCGAGCACCCCGTTGGCCTGCGTGTCGGTGAACATCTCCTCGGGGGTCACGCCCAGTACCGTCGCGATGCGGCGGGCGGCGTCACTCCAGTCGCCGTTGTGCCGCTTCGGCATGCGACGCATCTTGACGATGGCGTTGACGGCCACCACGCCGAGGCCAGCGCGGCGCGCCAGCTCGGTCTGCGATGGGATGCCGCGATCTGACATCAGTCGGAGGATGCGCCCGTTGCTGATCGAGATCTTGATGCGGTAGTCGCTCACGTCGGTGTCTCCGTGGTGTTCTGCGCGGCGGACCGCGTGGCGAGGGTGAGGCTGTCGATCAGCACCCTGATCTTGGCGTCGCGATCGACGAGGGCCGCGTTCTGGATGTCGTAACGCTTGGCCCAGTCGCTCACCTCCTCGCGCAGCCGCCTGATGGCAAGGTTTGCGACGAACAGATCATGCTTCAGTTCTTCTTTCTTCACGTGTCGATCTCCTGTCCTGCGTCCCTGTAGTCGTCCCACACGGCCGCGAGGACGTCCGCGTAGGTGTAGGTGACGCCGCTGGCCTCCAGTGCGTCCTCAGTGGCCTCCAGCGCGTCGTGCAGGTCGCCTGCCTCGTCTCCCGGCTGGAAGTAGAGCGATCGGCGCTCGGCGTGGTGCGTGAGCGTGGTGCCGAAGCGGTCGCTGTTGATGGTGATGTCTCCGAAGCGCATGGTGGTGTCTCCCGTGTGCGTTGCTGATGTCTCTGTGTAAGCGGGTGCTTGCGGCCCGTCAACAGTTATTTTGCATCACGTGCATTATTTTGCGTGCTGTGCAGCGTACAGCGTTTCGCAGCGTTTCGCGTCATGCTGTATGCTGCGGCAGGCGTGGGAGTGCAGCGCGCCCCTACACCGTTTGGGGGCTATACAAGTGTATACCCCCGGTGGAGGTGCACGCTGCACCGAGCCGGTGTAAGTTGTGATGCAGGTTTCGGGGTGCAGCGTCTCACCTTTCGTTCTACATCATTTCGAGACGCTGCGTGTCTGGCGGTGTGCGTGTCAGGGGTATTGTGATGTGCGTGATGTAATGCTAACGGTGGTGTAGAAGGAGACAGAGAATGCTTGCACTGAAACGCCGAACCCCCAGAGACTTCCGCCTCGTCACGCCCACACAGCCGTGGACGGATGCATTCATCATCGAGCAGGGCGCGGTTCTTGCCTTGCTCTCAGATCGCGTCACTCACGCCGACTTCGTCAAGCATTGCTTCGGTCAGTTGCCGAGGGGGTCGGGGAAGCGTGACATCCGCAGGCAGACTATCCTCCGCGCGCTCTACCGGATGCTTGACGCGGGCAAGCTGCCGTTCAAGATTGAGGGTGACTGTTTCGTGTTCTGAAGCGCGGGGTGTTGCAGACGCGGCGCTGCGGTGTTATCTGTGTGTCACTCACTGGTAGTCCTGCCACGCAGCGGAGCACGCAGATCATGCCGTATCCGGCGAAGAAGAACCCCAAGCTGTTGGCCGAGGTCGTCGAGCGCATTGCGCTGGGTCAGACGCTTGCCGCGCTGGGTCGTGAGCTTGGGTTTCATCCGACATCGTGGGGCGAGTGGTGTCGCGCAGACGAAGCCCTCGGCATCGCGTATGCGCAGGCGCGGGAGACCGGACAGGACGTGATCGCCGACGAGGTGATGCAGATCATCGACAGCGTGCCGGCGCAGAGCGAGGAGATACAGCGCGCCAAGCTGCGCGCTGAGATGCGTCTGAAGCTCCTCGCCAAGTGGAACCCGAAGCGTTGGGGCGATCGCCTCAGCACCGAGCTGTCGAACAAGGAAGGCGAGACCCTCAAGGTCGAGGGCACCGCCGACACCGCCGCCATCGCAGCGTCACTGGCTGCCGCGATGCGTGACGCAAAGAGGGGCGACAAGTGATGAACTGGAACTGGGGCTGGCTCCGTGGCACTCCACGGGTCGCAGATCAGCAGGAGCGCATCGCGCAGCTTGAGGCAGACGCTGTAATCGCCGAGCGCACCATCGAGAGCATACAGCGTCACTGCGACCTGCTCGCCGATCGGTACGACAAGATCCGCGTGACGAACGAGCAGTTGCGCGGCGCCCTCGACCTGTACCGCGACGACCACCGCCGCCACTGATGGCCACGGCGCTGACCTTGCCGAGCGGGAAGGCGATGCCACGCGGCGCCGCCGACCTCGCCACGCTCGTCAGCGGCCTGCCTCACGACATGCAGATGTACCTCGACTGGCAGCGCCGGTGGAGCGCCACGGCGCGACCGAGCCAGTTGCTGCCCGAGACGGACTGGACCGAGGCGGGCATCCTCGCCGGGCGCGGCTTCGGTAAGACGCGCGTCGGTGCCGAGTGGATCACGCGGGCCGCGTATGAGGACCCGTCGGGCTTCGACAGCGCGGTGATCGCGCCGACGTACAGCGACGTCAAGTTCACGTGCTTCGAGGGCGAGAGCGGCATCCTGTCCGTGCTGCCGCCTGATCTGCTGATCGAGCACAACAAGAGCGACATGATCGTCAAGATCAAGAACATCGCCGGCGGTGTCAGCACGATCCGGGGCTTCACGGCCGAGAAGCCCGAGCGGTTGCGCGGTCCCCAGCACACGAGGGGCTGGTTCGATGAATTGGCCGCGTGGATGTACGCCGAGGACGTGTGGGACATGGCGATGATGGGCATGCGCCTCGGCTCCGCGCCGCAGGTGCTGTGGACCACGACGCCCAAGCCGCGCGAGATCATCCGCAAGCTGACCGCGCCGCAGGACAAGCGGATCATCGTGCGCGGATCGACGTTCGACAACAAGGCGAACCTGCCGGACAGCTTCTTCAAGCAACTCGAGCAGTACGAAGGCACAGTCATCGGCCGGCAGGAGCTGCACGGCGAGCTGGTCGATCCGGAGGAGAGCGGGATCATCAAGCGATCGTGGTTCAACTTGTGGCCCGCGAAGAAGGCGTTGCCCCGGTTCGACTGGATCATCATGTCCCTCGACACGGCGTACACCGAGAAAAGCGTCGACAAGAAGGGCGACCCTGATCCGACGGCCTGCTCGACGTGGGGCGTTTTCGATTACAAGCAGATGAGCCACATCATGCTGCTCGACTGCTGGGAGGACCACCTCGGGCTGCCGGCGCTGATGAAGCGCGTCAAGAAAGAGCTGAACGTGGCGTACGGCGACGACGAGGATCAGGCGCTGATCAAGCCGCTGTTCGGCGCGTCGAAGCCGATGACGAGCGGCCGCAAGCCGGACATCCTGCTGATCGAGGACAAGGGCAGCGGCATCAGCCTGCGCCAGATGCTGGCCGAAGTCGGCATCGAGGCATACGCGTACAACCCGGGGCGCGCCGACAAGCTGAGCCGCCTCCACATCGTCAGCCCGGTGTTCGCGCAGAAGCGCGTCTGGCTGCCCGAGAGTGAGAAGTTCCCCGGCAAGGCGCGCACGTGGTGCGACGCCGTGGTGACCCAACTCTGCTCGTTCGTCGGCGGCGGGAGCATCAAGCACGACGACCACGTCGACGCCTGCACGCAGGCCATCCGGCTGTGTCTGGACAAGGGCCTCATCCGCCTGATAAAAGACAAGCCCAAGGCGGCTGGCGATCGGCCGCCACCTCGGGTCGTCACCAACCCGTACAGCCAGTGAGGACTGACGCATGATGGACGACGAAGACGACATCGACACCGAGGGCGAGATGGTCGAGATCGACGACGAGGAGATCTCCGACGTCGAGGACACCGAGGACGGTGGCGCGATCGTGCGTCTCGGCGAGGAGGCGACCGACGCCGACAGCGAGTTCTACGCCAACCTCGCCGAGGACATGCCAAACAGCGAGCTGAACGCCCTGTCGACGCGCTTCCTCGACCTGATCAGCAAGGACAAGGAGGCCCGCAAGAAGCGCGACGAGCAGTACGAGGAGGGCATCCGCCGCACCGGGCTGGGCGACGACGCGCCCGGCGGCGCGCAGTTCCAAGGCGCGTCGAAGGTCGTGCACCCGATGATGACCGAGGCCTGCATCGACTTCGCGTCGCGCGCCATCCGCGAACTGCTGCCTCCGCAGGGTCCGGTGAAGGACCTGATCGAGGGCGAGGTCACCGTCAAGAAGCTGCAGAAGGCCAAGCGCAAGACGCGCATGATGAACTGGCAGCTCACGGTGCAGAGCAAAGAGTTCCGCAGCGAGATGGAGCAGATGCTGACGCAGGTGCCACTCGGCGGCGCGCAGTACCTCAAGATGTCGTGGGACGAGGCGCGCAACCGCCCGGGCTTCCTGTTCGTTGCCATCGACGACATGTACCTGCCGTTCGCCGCAACCAATTTCAACAGCGCGCAACGCAAAACGCACGTGCAGTACCTCACGCAACTCGACTACGAGGAACGTGTAAAGTCTGGCATGTACCGCGACGTTGAGCTGACGCCGCCGGGCATGGAGCCGGAGCGTTCGGCTGCAGACGTGGCCAACGACAAGATCGAGGGGCGCAGCGACACCAGCTACAACGAGGACGGCCTGCGCACCGTGTTCGAGATACACGCCGTGGCTGACGTCGAGGGCGACGGCAATGCGCCGTACATCCTCACCGTCGACAAGCCGAGCGGCAAGGTGCTGTCGATCTACCGCAACTGGGACGAGAACGACGAGAGCCGCGAGCCACTGGCGTGGTTCGTGGAGTTCCCGTTCATCCCGTGGCGCGGCGCATACCCGATCGGCCTGCCGCACATGATCGGTGGCCTCAGTGCCGCCGCGACGGGCGCCCTGCGCGCCCTCATGGACAGCGCGCACATCCAGAACGTGCCGACGATGCTGAAGCTGAAGGGCGGCACGCGCGGCGGCCAGACGCTGAACATCCAGCCGACGCAGGTCGAGGAGATCGAGGGCGGCATCAACATCGATGACGTGCGCAAGATCGCCATGCCGATCCCGTTCAACCCGCCCAGCCCGACGCTGTTCCAGCTGCTGGGCTTCGTGGTCGACGCCGGCAAGGGTGTCGTCCGCACGTCGATGGACAACCTCGCCGACCAGAACCCCAACGCCCCGGTCGGCACGACACTGGCCCTTATCCAAGAGGGCATGACGGTGTTCTCGGCCATCCACGGCCGCCTGCACGACGCCATGGCGCGCGTGCTGGACATCCTGCACCGCCTCAACGGCATGCACCTCGACGACGACGACACCGAGCGTGAGGTCGGCGAAGAGCTGGCCACGCGCGCCGATTTCCAAGGTCCCATGGACGTGGTGCCGGTGTCCGACCCGGCCATCTTCAGCGAGGCGCAACGCTTTGCGCAGGTGCAGGCCGTGTCGGCCCGGGCGGCAGCGATGCCGCAGCTGTACAATCAGCGCAAGGTCGAGGAGCGGCTACTCGAGACGCTCCGCGTGCCGAACTACAAGGAGCTGCTCGTCCCGCCGATGGAGCCGAAGCAGCAGAATGCCGTCAACGAGAACGTCACGGCCACCATGGGCAAGCCCGTCATCGCGTTCCCGGAGCAGGACCACATCGCGCACCTCAAGACGCACCTCGCGTACATGACCAGCCCGGCGCTGGGCGGCAGCGAGCTGATCGCACCGCAGTACCTGCCGGTGATCATGACGCACCTCAGGGAGCATGTCGCCCTGTGGTACGCCTCGACCGTGCTGGACTTGGCCGAAGACACGAGCGGCGTCGACATCAGCGAGGAGATGAAGCTGCTGAAGGACCACGAGAGCCGGCGAGCCTTCGACCGCATGCTGGCCGAGGCGTCGCAGAGCGTCGTCATTGAGGCCGGCAACATCTTCGCCTCGCTGCCGCCCGTCATCGCGCAGGCGATGCAGACGATGCAGCAGTACGCGCCCCAGCCGCCGCAAGATCCGCGCACGGCCATCGAGAGCCAGAAGCTGCAGGCGCAGACGCAGCGTGATCAGGCGCAGATGCAGATGCAGACGCAGCGTGATCAGGCGCAGATGCAGGCTGATGCGCAGAAGGCGCAGGCGCAGATGCAGATCGAGGGGCAGCGCATGCAGCTCGATGGGCAGAAGGCGCAGGCGCAGATGCAGCTCGAGGGGCAGAAAATGCAGGCACAGGCCGCGCAAGATCAGGTCGAGCAGCAACTGCAGGCGCAGAAGCTGCAGATCGAGCAACAGCTGGAGACGATGCGTCAGGACCGCGAGGATGCCCGCAAGGCGGCAGAACTCAACGCGCGCCTGACGATGAACCAGCAGGATAACCAGACGGCGATGCAGCTCGCACAGGCTGAGATCATGTCCGGTGAACGCATCGCGGTCAGCACAGGGACCGGGATAAACCCCAACCCGTAAGGAGAAGCACGTGGCAACGAACAACGCAAAGAGCGCAACGCCGGGCGGCACCGTGAGCGGTGACGCCATCTCGCAGCACAAAAAGATGGCCATGGGCACCATGCCCAAGGTGCCGTCGGGCAAAAAGACGCCCGCGTGAAAATCGAGGCGTTGCTTCAGCGTCTGGAGGAGGAGCAAGCGACGCTTGCTGTTGAGACACTGACGCAACCCTCGGGACGCGAGGCGTACGACTTCGGACGCGCTGTCGGCCTGTACGCAGGCATCGAGCGCGCCAAGATCGTGCTTCTGGATATGGTCAGGGAGCATGAGAAAAGAGGCTTTGACCTGTAATAGACACGGATGGAGTACCCATGTCTGACATCATCAACCAAGTATCGTTTGCGTACAGTAACCTCGACGAGGCGTTCCCGTCTGTCGACCCCAACTTCGTGCCGTTCGGCAGCCGCGTGCTGGTGCAGATCCGCTCTGCCAAGCGCAAGACGGCCGGCGGCATCATCCTGACGCAGGATGCTCGGGATACCGAGCAGTGGAACACGCAGGTGGCCAAGGTCATCTCCGTGGGCAGCCTCGCGTTCAAAAACCGCAACACACAGGAAGCGTGGCCTGAGGGTTCGTGGGCCGCGCCGGGAGACTTCGTTCGCACGCCAAAGTACGGCGGCGACAAGTGGACAGTTAAGCACGGTCCAAACAACGAAGATGAAGTGCTGTTCGTGCTGTTCAACGATCTCGACT